GCATTACGAGCAAGACGATGAGGAGGTTGCATAATATGAGAGATTTGACTTACACAACACTTAATAAAACTACAGTACTAAGAGGCTTTAACAAAGGACAATGGATAGTTGCTCAAGGTGAAAGTTGGTACGGAAAAGGTTTAAACAAGAAAATAAAAGAGTTTAACGATTACACATCGGCTTTTGCTTATTTCAATCAAATAAAATAACAACATGAAAGACAAACAACTTCAAAGCTTAATCAATTACGCCAAAGCTCAAACACCTAAAGAGGAGCTCAAACCTTTCAACCCGGACGATTATGTCTGGCAAGAAAAGGGTACAAGATGGAAACAATTACTTGTTATCCTTCTCTCACCTCTTAGTTGTATCCTTGTTTGGCTTTACTTGGCTTTCCTTTCCTCTAAATAACCAATTAAAAACTAAAAACACATCATGAAAATATTAAAATCATTCAAACCATCCGACAAAACTCAAAAGTTTTACACCTTTGAAGGTGATGTTTACCGTAATGACAATCTGCAACTTGTACGAAAAGACGTAGCAAAACACTACAGAGAAATTGACAGCATAAACAAGCTTAAGTCGAGTTTAAGAGCAGGCGAGTATACTTTTCCCGGTTGTTATCGTCTTTTCTTTTATACTGAAGACGGATCCGTTTTATCCTTTGACTCTGTACTTGATAACTTGCAATCCATTTATTATTCGATGATGCATGACATAAAAGACGGCTGGTCAATCGTGGGCATGGGCAGTGTAGAAGAAATAGACGAAGATGTTTATTGTGATCACTCTGGAGATCTACTTGTATGAGTGTAACAACAATACTTAAATCGTTAGATGGCAAGCGAGATATTCGTTTCTGCCATTACCTACAAGCTGATCATGCTCACTCTATGCCTAAGCTGCTGTGGAAATGTGTATCGCATCCTGAATTTCAGGGCGAGGCAATGAGCAAAGAACATCTGTCAGAATGCTTCAAGGATACTTTGAAGATGCTTCACGTTAAACTTAACCAACAATAGAAAGAACCGATAAAATGACCATTCAAAATCAAGTTTACAACTTAATACAAACACGACTTAAACGCATTTGCCACGATACATGGACCAAAGCACCAAAAAACAAAAAGGGAAGGCTAAAGGGTCCGTTGACTTATCCAAACGAAGTTGACGAATTGGTCCGCCTTTCAAGTGAAGTTTTAGACATGGACCCACAAAATGCAGAAGCCGTTGCAAGCGAAATAACTAATGGGTCCATACAAAATGCTTACTTGTCCGCAAAATGACTAAAACCTGTCCAGATTGTGGGCTGTCGTTGCAAGGTAGAGACAATGAGTCAGAAACCTGTAGCGATTGCCTACTGGGTATTACCGCCGAACAATATAAAGATAAAGAACCTATGAATAATAAAGAAACAATACTTGACCCTATCGAGATGACCGAGCAGTTAATGGCTCACATCTTCAACGCTGAATTTGGTGGAGAGCTTGACTCTAATCACCGCTTCTTCGAGCTATACTTACAGCTTCAACTATATAAAGAAAAGATGGTGAGAGATGAGGAAGATACTTACGTGTCCGTAGTGAACGATGAAACGAATACAGCAAGTTAAGATACAAACGGGTTCTACTAAGAATAACCGACGATTTAAAAGAGGAGATAAACATCCTACTGAGTCGGGTTTATATTTTCACAAGTACAACTCAAAAACAGGTATTGAAACTTGGGCGACATCTGAAACCTTAAAAAAGGAGGATGAAAGAAAAGCTAAGTGGTATGCTGTTACCGACCAAAACACAAAAAAGCGTGAGAGATATAACGAAGACGAAAAATACAGGGAGCACGTGCTTTTACTAATCAGAAAAAGTAAAGCTAAACCTAAAAACAGGGAAAGGGCTAATAAAGTTGAGGCTCTTCGAAGACAAAGACTAGGGAAAAAGCACATACAAGCTGTACAGAAAAGAGCAATGGCTAAGAAGCCTAAGTATTACAGAGAGTTAGGGAGAAAAAGGGCAAGGGAATATCACTACCGCAGAGATTGTAAGACGCATAAGTTGTCCGTAGAAGATAAAGAACATATGCGTGTGATCTATAAGCAATCGAGGCGTGTAAATGAATGCTTGCAGACTCATGTTTTTGATGTTGACCATATCACTCCGCTTAACCGAAAAGGCTTACACGAACCCACTAACCTACAACTAGCACCAGCATCTTGGAATCGTTCCAAACAAGATAAAAACAGCGATTTATGGGTGTGTTGGTACAAAAACAAAACAGAATAATGACAGATATTATAAATACATTCATGGGATGGCAATCTTACACGTTACTTTACATATGTGACCATTGCGAGGAGGAGATGCCTATAGAGTACAAGGACGAGCATATATGCGACGAACAAACCGAAGAACAGGAGGAGGAGTCATTATGACTTTATTAGGATTAGGAGTGATGATTATGATGTTTATGATCATGATCGCAATACTTTACAACGAAGATTCATGAGATGCCTCAAATGCCACACTAAAACGGATGTTATAGACAGCCGTTCCTCTGACTTATGTGTCCGTAGAAGACGACAATGCCCTGCTTGTAAACGCAAGTATTCAACTAAAGAATTAAGTGACCAAAACTGGTTTGAGTTCTTGACAGAAGCCCTAAAGAAGGTTTTAAAAGTACCAACCGATGATTGATATACACGTAGTTCACGACTTTGACTGGTCTATTTTAGACTATCAGACACGCAAGCAGATACAGGAGGGAAGCGACGCTTTTTGGGCTGACTGTGAGCTTTCTGTTGTGAATGGTGAAGTTGTCCGTACAGATATACCAAGAAAGAAACCGATTACTGGCTTTGACTTTGTATTCAACGACGAAACCGAGAGTGAGCAATATTAGTAACAATACCGAGACGCTTAAGAAGATGAGAGACTTCGGTATTGCTAAGTACCGGGAGACTCAACGGATTTACAGGGAGAACGGCTTACGTGGTGAGACAGAGAGTTGCCGACGGGTGATGCGTAGCGTCGTGCCACAGGTAGGTGAAGCGTTGTGTAAGGAGCTTGAGTTTTACAGCCATCGTCGTAACAATCCACCACTGTTCCTTATGTTTATCATGGACTTTGACGGGTACGAGCTCGGTCACATCACTCTTAAGTGTCTGATGGATATGATGGACAGTTTACCTAAGATGCAGGAGGTGGCTGTGAATGTAGGGTCTGCCGTTGAAGCTGTTGCTCGTCGTCGCTACTTTGAAGAACACAGAGGTGAGTGGGATAAGTACCTGTTAAAGAAGAAACAACGGGTGTTAAAAGGTAACCGACGCTCACAGATGGAAGTATTTTTTGAGGAGGAGGAGAAGCACGAGATGTTTGGTGACTTCATACGCTTTAGGTTGTGGACTCCTCGTCATAAGGCAACGCTTGGGATGTGGTTGTTTGAACAGGTAAGGATGCACAGCGGTCTGTTTGAATTGTTCTATCACAAGTCACGAGTGGGACACAGCACCAAGCACGTAAGACCGAGTAAGAACTTTAATGATTGGCTTAACCGCTTTGACAAGTGGCGTGAGCTTATGCGTCCACACTATCTCGCTACTCCTGACGTACCTGCTAAGTGGGAGGGTAACAATGTGGGAGGGTACAAGCACGACGGAGAGATGAACCTTACCTTTGTTAAGTACCGGGGTGATGTGGGGGATATGCACAAGATATTTAACAGCGTTAACAACATTCAGTCGGTGAAGTGGCAGATCAACAAGCAAGTATTAGATGTAGCTACTAAGTCATGGACTGAGGGGCTGTTACTTGGTGGTATGCCACACAATGAGGAGGTACAGATAGAGGACTACTACGAAGGAGACTGCCCTGTTGAGTTAAGCGACTGGAAGACACGCAAGCGACGGGCTATTGAAGCTAACCTAAAGACCAGAGGTGCAAGGTTCCGTACAGCTAAGACCATGTACACAGCTAACTACTACTTCAAGAACTTAACCGACGGCTTTTACTTCCCTCACAATGTAGACTACAGAGGCAGAGTTTATCCGCTTCCTTCTTTTGTTAACCCACAGAGTGATGACCTTGGTCGTAGCTTGTTGTTGTTTGCAAAGGGTGAGCAGATAGTAGATGAAGAAGACTTTGAGTGGATCCTTATAGCAGGTGCTAATGCTTTTGGTGCAAAGGGTACATTTGAAGAGCGAGTAGCTTGGGCAAAGAGCCGTGAGTCTTGCATACTTGCCAGTGCTGACGACCCGATAGGTGAGCAGTGGTGGACAGAAGCTAGTGATCCGTGGAATATGTTGGCTTTCTGCTTTGAGTATAAGAAGTGGAAGGACGAAGGCTATGGGTACACCAGTTACTTTCCCGTCCATCAAGATGCCAGTAACAACGGCATACAGCTGATGAGTATGTTGTTAAGAGATGAGGAGTCAGCCCGCCAAGTAAACCTGTGTGCTGATGCACCGCTCGGTGATATGTACCAACAGGTAGCGGACAATGTAACAGAGATTTTAAAGAAGGACAGGAGTAAGGATGCACTGGCTGCAGGTTGGTACAAGTTTGGAGTCAGCCGGAAGTTTGCAAAGCCTATCGTCATGGCTCGTCCGTACGGTGCTAGGTGTTATAACAGCGTGGATGTACTGATGCCTGTGTACGAGGACATGGTAGAGAAAAGCTACCGACCCTTTGAAAAAGGAGAGAACCTTACAGCCATTGGCTACTTAGCTAAGTTGATTAACAAAGAGGTGGACAAGCTGTTACCTAAACACATGGCTTTGATGGGTTGGTTAAAAGATTTATACAAGGACGGAGCGTTGGAATGGACTACACCTTACGGCTACTCAGTGAAGAGTGTTATCTACAGGTATAAGAAGGTGGAGTTTATGACTGCTGTGAACGGATTGCTTGACAAGTGCTACATCAAGAAGGAAGAAGGAGTAGATAAGAAAAGAATCCGTCGTGCTTTCATAGCTAACTACATTCACAGCCTTGACGCATCAGTCGTACACAAGGTAGCAGATCAGATGGAGTTTGACATGGGCTTTGTACATGATAGCTTCTGCTCCCACGCACCAAATGTAAAAGCTATGAAGCGTCTACTGCTTAAAACTTACAACGAATATTTTTCACGTGACCTGCTTGACGAGTTGAGTAAGGAGGTTGCAATAACACAGGATACGGAAGTACACTCTCGGCCTCAGCTTGGCACTTATGATGTGTCGCAAATACACAGATGTTCTTACGTATTCCATTAATAAAAAACACATAATAACAATAAATAAATACTATGAGTATACCATCGAGAAAGAAACACGACATCATTAAGTTAGGCGGAACAGCTAAGTACTGCCACTTGAATGAACCTAATAAAAGATTCAACACTGAGTTTGGAGTATGGAGCTGTGACCTTGTTGTCGGCAGTGAGCAAGCAGAGGTGTTAAAGAATGCTATCCGTCCGTTGTACGAGCAAGAGTTACAGAAAGTACAAGACGAAAACCCCGGTAAAGAAATTAAGCAAGCACAGAAACCATTTGAAGAACAAGCAGACGGTACAACTCTTGCTAAGATCAAACGCAAAGGGGGAGGACGCAGAGCAGACGGCACAACTTACACCTTATCTATTTCTTTGTACGACAGTGCAGGTAAACCGTTACCAGAAGATGTGCAAGTATGGGGAGGAACTAAGATGAATGTAGCTTTCCGTCCTAACTTTTGGTACTCAGCAGCTCTTGGTTTTGGTGTATCACTTGATCTGGAAGCAGTACAAGTCATTGAATTAGCCAATGGTGGAGTCAGTAATGTAGCAGCAGAAGCCTTTGGATTCACAGAAGAAGAAGGATTTGTAGCTAACGGTGGTGAAACCCTTGACGCAGTATTCAGTGCCGAAGATAACAAAGAAGAAGAACAAGCGACCGTCACGACAGCGGACTTCTAATAACGGTTTTCGTAGCGGGTTTGAAAGTAAACTCGCACATCAACTGGAGCGTGGTGGTATTCGATACAAGTATGAAACATTACAGATCGAGTATCAAAAGGTCAGCACTTATACTCCCGACTTCATATTACCTAACGGCATCATCATTGAAGCCAAAGGTTTATGGACGACGGAGGATAGGAAGAAGCACTTGTTAGTACGTGAACAGCATCCGCAGTTAGACATACGCATCGTGTTTCAAAGTGCTACAAATAAGATACGCAAAGGATCGAATACTACCTACGCAGGTTGGTGCGAAAAGAAAGGAATAAAATATGCAAATAAACTTATACCAGAATCATGGCTTTTACAGCAACCCATCAGCCCTGTGATCGATGCGGGTCGTCTGACGGTGTCGGCATCAACGACGATGGGAGCACACACTGCTTCGTCTGTAACAGACATGAAAGAGGAGAAAACACACAACGAGTGACTATAGAAAAAACACACACAACTATTGATTTATTAAGAGGAAAACCACAAGCACTAGCACGAAGAAATCTAACGGAAGATACCTGCCGTAAGTGGGGGTATTGGGTAAGCGAGGAGAACGGACAACCTGTTCAAGTAGCTAACTATAAAACACGAGACGGTAAGACCTGCGGACAGAAGATACGACGAGCCGACAAAAGCTTTGGCGTAAGAGGGGAGTTAATCAGCCTGTACGGTCAGCACCTGTGGAGAGACGGAGGTCGTCGAGTGGTGGTAACAGAGGGAGAGATAGATGCTCTGTCTGTTAGCCAAGCGTTAGGCAACAAGTGGCCTGTGGTGTCTGTACCGAATGGTGCAGGTGCTGCAAAGGGACACATAGCTAGAGCGATTGATTGGTTAGAACGATACGAGCAGGTAGTCTTCTGCTTTGACATGGATGATCCGGGACGGAAGGGAGCAGCAGAATGTGCAGCACTTCTTACACCGGGCAAAGCAAAGATAGCGGAGCTTCCACTGAAAGACCCGAACGATATGTTGGTAGCAGGTAGGAGCAAAGACTTAGTTGATGCTTTGTACGACGCTAGAGAGTACAGACCTGACGGCATCGTGAACGGTAAAGACCTGTGGGATGTTATCGCGAACCGAGAGGAGCACCAAGCTGTACCCTATCCATATGTTAGTCTTAACACTTTAACCCACGGCATGAGGACAGGTGAACTTGTAACTGTCTGTGCGGGTAGTGGAATTGGGAAGTCCCTGTTCTGCCGTGAGGTTGCTCATCATCTGTTAGACCTAGGTGAGAAGGTAGGATACATAGCACTGGAGGAATCTGTTAGACGGACTGCTCTTGGTATCATGGGTATCCATCTTAATAAACCACTGCACCTAGAGGAAGAGGAAGTATCACAAGAAGCGTTGCGTCCTGCGTTTGAGGAGACAGTAGGGAACGGTAAGTTCTACACCTACGATCACTTCGGCAGTATGGAAAGCGACAATCTTCTGACCAAAATAAAGTACTTAATAAAGGGCTTTGATTGTAAGTGGATCTTCTTGGATCACCTCTCTATTGTTGTCAGTGGTATAGCAGGAGACGATGAACGACGGTTGATTGATAACACCATGACCAAGCTTAGAAGTCTTGTTGAAGAGACAGGGTGTGGTATGGTGTTGGTCAGTCACTTGAAGAGAGTAGACACAGGTCACGAAGAAGGAGGACGAGTCAGTCTGCACCATCTTCGAGGCAGTCAAGCAATCGCACAGCTAAGTGACATGGTCATAGGACTGGAGCGGAACCAACAAGCTGAGACTACATCTAATGAGACACGAGTAAGAGTGTTAAAGAATAGATTCAGCGGACAGACAGGACACTGCACTACTCTTAGTTACAACCACGACACCGGTAGATACAAGGAGGACAGCAATGTCTTCGAAGATAACAACACACAACCATTCTAAAAATGAAAACACTATTCTTTGACATAGAAACAAATGCGATAGAGGACTGGACTAACTTGTCTGACTTGAAGACTGTTCACTGCCTATCTATCTACGACCCTACCATCCCTAAGATGATTACTTATCACGGTGCTGGTATAGAGAAC